TCGGTGGGGCCTGTGTCGTAGTCGGTGGGGGAAGAGTCGTCGGAGGGGCAACGGTCGTCGTCGGTGGCGGGAGGGTTGTCGGAGGGGCAGCCGTCGTTGTCGGCGGCGGGAGAGTCGTCGGAGGCGACGGCTCATCTATCACCTCAGGCTGAAGGTCTGGTTCCCAAGCGGCAACCACCACCCGGTCGTCTGCCTGTTCTTCGATGAACACCTCAGTCCAACCCTGAGGCTCCTCGTCCCACCACTCCTCCTCCTCAACAACGGCGAACGTCTCCACCACGGCTTCGGCCTGTTCCTCAAACCACTCGTCGTCGTAGTCAACCTCGTCCCACTGTTCGTCTTCCCAGTAGTCGTCTTCGACTATGAGCATTTCGGCGAGATCAGGGGCGTCGTCAAACTCGGCGGGAGGTTCCCACTCGTTACGTTCTTCGATCTCTTCGACATACGACTCGCCTAGCACTTCTTCCACGCGGTCTTCGGCTACCGCTTGAAAGTATTCGGCGTCCGACGCAACCCACGCTTCGACCTCTTCTTCCTGCTGGTCGATCACTCCGGTGTCTTCATCGAAGGTGAGTTCCAACACGACAGGTGCTTCCGGCACCGGAGGTGTGGTGGGTTCCGGCGCTGCCGGGTCGGTGGGCACCGTCGGGGCCGGGGCGTCCACTTGGTAGGCGGTCATGTCTACTTCGACTGCCGCTAACTCCACTCCAGCGTTGTCGGCTATGGCGATGGACAGCACCGAAGGCTGTTCAACCACAACCGGTTCGTCTGGGGTTGGTTCCCCGGCTGGCGGCTCAACGGGGGGAGCCGCGACGAACTGGACGGCGACCTGTTGGCCCTGCTCTATCTCTATCTCAATCTCAAGGGCGTCCACCGCAATCGCGACAGTTGCTTCTTCGATGTCGGCAACCGCGACGGCTTCCTCGGAGAACTGAATCAGCGACGTTGATTCACGCTCCGGTTCCGGTTCGCCCGGTACCACCGGTTCAGGTTCAGGCTCCGGTTCGGTGGGAACTTCCGCTTCGATCTGGACAGATCGCTCGTCGTCAAGGATGAGAAGCGAGAACGCCTGCGTGGTATCTTCGTCGGGTTCCTGCTCCAGCGGGGCTTCGGTACTTGAGGGGCTACTTGGGCGGCTTGGTTCGACCTCCGCTGGCGCGGGAACGTCAATAACGTCAACGTCGGCGGTGAAGTCTTCAACACCCGGCGGTAGGAACACCAGCACCGGATCAGCGGTGCTTGGCCCTGAGATCAGGTACCGGTACGTCGCCCCTTCGATCTCGTTGACGAACGTCCCGTCGTAGTAGCCGAGCCGGTCACCGTCCTCGGTTTCGACCTGAATGGACATCTGCTTGTCGCCTGATGCGGCGACGGTGAGCATCGTTCCGGCTTCCTTGTCTTCGGTAGGGCAGAACCCGCATGTGAATGGTCCTGACCGTGAGGTCATCGGGGTCAACTCCATCGTTCCTGCGCCACCACCCCACGCCTCAGACGCTTCGGTCGGGTTGGTTGCTGCTAGGGCGTAGGCCCAACCGTTCTCGTCTACGTCGATCCACCGATCCGAGGTCGGCCAGTTGGAGTCGTAGATGTAGATGCGCCACCGGTCGCCGTCAGTGGTGACCTTGTATGGGGTGACCGCGTGGCCTCCGTGCTCCGAGTAGATGCCGACGGTGTAGCCAACAGTTGGTTCCCCGGCTTCGGCTGCTGCGAAGTCTTCGTACAGGATGCGAGCCAGCGCCAGCGGGGACAGTTCAAGGAACACTGACGCCTGCTCCTGTACCTCGGTGGCGAACTGGGTGACGTACCAGTAGGCGATCTCCGACAGGAGCGCCGGGTCGGTCTTGACCAGAGCGGCAACCTCTTCGACGTTCTGGAACGACGACAGGGTGGCTGGGTCGTTGGCGAGTCGTAGCGACAGGACGGTGAGACCTTCACACAGGCCACCGCGCATCGACCGGTTGGCCTGCTGGATCAACTGGAGGATCACCGGGTACGGCGTACATTCGTTGTCCACCACGCTGGAACAGACCTGCGTGTCGCCGTAGAAGCGGCGGGCCATGTTGACGGTCAGTTCGGCGGGTGCTTCGCCGCCTCCGAAGTTCTCAAATGAGAAGCCGTCCCGGTCTGGGGTGTACCGCAGCGACGCCCCCACCGCTGTGGCTTCCGGGGTCGGCTCGGCAACCGTCGGCGTAGTCGAAAGCGGGGTGTCCGCGGGCACCGCTGGGACGCTGGTTGTTGAAGTGCCCTGAGCCGGTTCTGGAGCGGTCGTAGTAGCCGCCTGAGGGGTCTCAGCAGGGGTAGCGGCTTTCCCCCCGCAGGAGGCTGCCAGAAGCGCCGTAAGGACGGCTAGCCATAGACGCCGGGTCAACGACGGCGACGGGATTGGTACCAGAACAAGAAGCCGACCACCACGACCAGAACCGCAGCGACGACGACGACGGTCATGGACCCGCCGGGTGCTCCACTCATGTCGATGGAGAAGTTCTTGGTGCCCCCGCCGAGCAGATCGCCTTCGGCTTTCATATCGGCGACGGCTTCTTCAAGTTGCGCGACTTGGAACTCCAGTTGGGCTTTGGAGTCAGAGTGGTCGCTGAGGAATCCGAACGCACCTCCGAAGGTCGCAGGCAACCCGACGATGTACGCGATGTTGTCCTTGATCTTGTCGATCAGGCTGCTGGCGTGTTCAACGCGGGCCGTGATCCCCGGAGGGGGAGGCGGTGGAAGCGGCGCAGAAGATGTTGCGAAGTGCTCTTCGATGGTTCGCTGGATGCTCCGCAGGGCTTCCGTTGTTTGATCGTTGTCCATCGTGGCTCCATCCGGCCACGACGGGCACTACATCTGCTGGTACTTAGTGGTCGTGCATTAGTCTTCTGGCAACTCTGCCGGGTCTGCTGAGGTCTTGACTAGCGAACCGCTAGCATCCCCAAACGGAAGGATGCTCGCAGCATACGACTTGAGAATCGACAGCGCAGCCGGAGCCGCGGAAACCGCGATCATTTTCATCGTGGACAGGTCAAGGTCAGCCATCCCAGACGCCGCTATCAGCCCGGCGGCACACTGAAAATACGTGGACAACGCCCTCTCACAAACGTCGAAAAGTTGGGAGCGGTCTAGTTTCATGTGGTCACCGACGGCTTCTTCGCTGCGGGCTTCTTAGCCGCAGGCTTCTTCGCGGGGGCCTTCTTCGCGGCAGGCTTCTCAACCTCCGGCTCAGGTTCCTTCTCGGCAGCCTTCGCCTTCGGCTTGGCCGCTGCTGGGTGCGCTGCCTTGGCTAACGCCTCCCAAGTCACCGGACCGACGTTCCCGTCGGCAGCAAGGTGCTTCGCGTTCTGGAAGTCCACAACAGCACGCTGCGTACCAAGAGCAAACCGACCATCGACCAGCATCGGGTACCCAAGGTCACGCAAGGACTCCTGTAATGCCCTGACATCATGTGTGTTTGTGGCTGTCGTAACCGACAACCAAGATCGTTCGCTCATCATCACTCCTAACTGGTGAACAGGGCGTCGAACGTCTTGACATCAACGACGCCTGTGGCGGTCAACCCTTCCTTCTTCTGGAAAGACCGAACGCCTGTTTGTGTCTTCCTACCGTAGATCCCGTCGGCAGCGCCGACACGGATGCCCTTGTTGCCAAGCAACGTCTGGACAGTCTTGACTGCTGCGCCCCGCGACCCGCGCTTCAACGGTGTTGAAATCACCGTCTGGCGTTGCGCGTGGATTGCCGCGGCGATTCCCTTCCAGTCCATCTTGTGCTTGGGTGCGTCGTGGCGTTCGTAGGGTTCGCCGGTCAGGGCCGGAGCCGGGAACCAGTCGGTGGACTTGCGTGGCTGGTGATGCCACCATTCGCTAGCCACCGTTGGTCGGCATCCGAACTCTGTGGCGATCTTGTTGATGTCAGGCTTCGGGAGTTTCTTGTCCAACTGTTGGAGATCAACGGCGTAGCACCAGCCGTCCAACTGCTGTTGATGCCAACTTCCCCGCCAGATCCCGAGGCCATCCAAAGCCTTCTCACCAAACCGACGGTCAGGGTTGGCCGCAAGTATCTTGGACCGACCCGACTTGTACCGGTCATAGAAATACTTCTGGTCGGCGTAGGACCGGCACCCCGACGACACAGCCACCCGACCCTCAATACGGGAATCAGAGAAGAACGCCTCAAGGCGCTGAACAAACTTCGGGTGCAACAAATCCACCCGAACGGTGCTCTTCGTGGTTGGAATGTCCATCAGTCGGCGTCAAGAAACTGGACGGTGGACTCAAGAAACGTATAGACCTCGCTCATCGGCATGTTCAACTGCTGAATCGAAGCGCAAATCCCGTTGGCTTCCATGATGGCTTCCAACGGAGGGTTCACCCACTGAGGCTTGTCAGGATTCGGGTTGACATAGCCGGGATTGAAATGGGCGGTGATCTCATCAGCGACCGCCTGAGCCTCAGCCTCCGTAGCGTAAGGGCCGACAGCCGTCGTCGCCAGCAACTTGCCGGGATGCGGGTTGTGCGTAAGCACGCAGTAGATCATCGTGGCAGATGGCATGTCAGTCTCCTGTCGGTGTCTCTGTCCTTAGGTGAACACTGAGGCGGCTAGAAGAAGCGTTGCCGTGTCAACCACGACATTCACGGTCACCGTGCCACTCGTTCCACCACCCGAGATAGCCGTACCCGCCGTCACCCCGGTGATGTCGCCGAGCGAAACGATGTCCGAGATCAAAGCCTTCTTCGTCGTGTTGTCGGTGACATCCTCAATGGCGACGTAATCCGTCGCAACGGCGGTCGCCGAAGTCAGTTCGTTGACATCCATCGCCAACGAAACTGCGCCTGCGGACCCTCCACCGGACAGGCCGTCCCCGGCTACGACGGAGGTGATGTCTCCGGTCGGTACCTGATCGACCCTCTGGTTGATGCGCCCGCCCATGTCAGCCTCCTAGCCGAAATACGTTACGAAGATTGTGCTGTCCGACGACCCGGTACGAATGAACTTGATGTCAGCCATACTGTTGAATACCTCCAAAACTGAGTACGGGTTCAGATAGTGACCCACACTCGCGGTCGGGGTACCCCAACGGACACGGATCGGTTCCGCACCGTTCGTAATCAGTCCCGTCAACGCCCCCGAAGCGACCGACGCCAAAGGGACAGCGGTGCTGGACACGACAAGTTGCTCATCGCCTTTCAGCACCCCGTAAGCGGACGCTGCTGCTTTCTGCATACTCATGTCAGACCCCCGGTCCCGGATAGCCAGCGTTCTGCTCGGCTGCCGTTCGTGCTGCCTCGCCTGCTGCCGGGCCTGACCCGTCCTTCGCTACTTCGGCGTCGTATGCGGCCTGCCCGATGCGGGTGATGGGCGGCGACTTCGGCCAGACGACGTTGCTGTTCCGCAACCCGCTAGTAGCCAGCAGGTCACGCAACTCCTCCCGGTACGTCTGCCAGTCGGCCAGCGAGTCGGAGCCGAGCGGGAAGTCTGCGACCTGTGTCCGGTCGGTGCGGTCAAGGAAACCGTTGCGCCGGTTACGGATCGGCGACAGGTCCAGATCAAACGCCTCAGCCTGTGCGTCCTGCGCTGCTTCTTCTTCTGCCGTCAGGTCTGAATAGACCCCGTTGACAACCTTCTGTCTAGCCATTTCTATGCTCCTGTTACTCCGTAGAGGGTGAACGATGAATACTGCATCAGGTCGCCGTTTTGCGGGTCGATAGTGATTGAGGTGATCGCAGCGGTGCTAGACCACAACCCCGCCCC